AATAGCCATAATAATCCTTATTATCTACCATCTTTTAATATTTGCAATAGGTGTAAAAACAGCAGGTTTTACCATCTGTGATCGTCTTACTCCTTCACAAGCATATCGTAAAGCATCGATGACATGATTCTTTTTATCCTCAAGCAATGGTAAGATTCTACCAGTTAAAGGGTCGGATTTGTACGAGTATAAACTCAATTCGTCTATTGTGTGCTGACATCTTGGATGAACAACAATATCATAATTCTTTAAAAACTCGATACCTTCCTCTACAGACTTTGCACCTTTGACTGCATTCATGATCTTTGGAAAGCCATTCTTCTTCATGTGACTAATGGTTTCTGGTCGTGCTGAATCAGCCACAATAGGCCATTTCTCAGCTTCAGGTATCTGCATAAACAACTCTGGAGTATTCACAATCTCGCAGCCAACCATATACGCTTCATAGTCAATATATAAAGTTCTGCCTACAATATGACATCTGACCAGGACAGTTGGGTCAATCGAGAATCCCCAGTCAGCACCTAATCTGTGAATTGCATCCGGTGCAGCTTCAAATTCATCAATCTTCCAGTTTCTAAAGACTCTTATATTCCCATTTCTAAGGTATTGTCCTTGCCAAACGTGCTGATACTTATCAGGGTCTCGCCTCTGATCGTACTCCATTTCATCCTTTAAGACTTCAGGAAACCAAGGATTATCAGCAAAATTAACCTTGATAACTGTTGCATCCTTTGGAGGTTCTGGACCACGTAATAGAAAATCTACAGGGTCGGACTGATGCCGAGGATTCCAAGTAAACCAAAGTTCTGAATCAGGCTTACGAATTGTTGGTCTTAATAAATCAAGCGATGTTTGACTAAGGCTTTGTGCTTCCTCCACCCATGCACAATCATATCCTTCTAGCGATTTAATCGAGTCTGCTGTGTGATTCTGCATTCCTTGAAATATAATCGCACCATCGCCCTGCCTTGATTTGATAACTGAATCCTGTACTTCAAAATAAAATCCAGCATTCATTGCCTCGATTTTAGTTTCAAGTAACCTTTTTACTGACTGATTAAGGGATTTTTGTATCTCACGAACACAAACTGATCGTCTTTTCTGATTCATGATGTGCATTTCAATCATTAGTTCAGCAAATAAATGTGACTTTCCAGAGCCTCTACCACCCCAAGCACCTTTATATCTTGATGGTTCAAATAATGGAATTGCCCAATTTGGTGTAGCAATTTGGAGTGTTTCAGCCATTTTTAATGACAACTCTTTCAATCTTATTAAATTCTAAAGGTTTACCATCTGCACCGGTCATTTCATGTCGTTGTGTTTCTTTCCAGCCCATTTGGCACTTTGACCACCATATTTGTGCAGTTGTATCTCCAGCCATAGCTTTTTGATAAATTCCTTTACCAATTTGAGCATTTGCCTTGGCTTTGCCATTAATTAATTCAGATTTAAAATATTTCCTTAATGTATCAATATCAATACCTTCACGAACTAAAGCAGCTATTTGCTCAAAAGGTACACCATATCCAGACATTGCTTCAACTTGTTTTCGTTCAGCATCGGTTGGTTCAAAGGGTTTTCTTCCAGAACCTTCCCGTGCTCCACCCATAGATTTACCCTCTTTTGCCTCTTTTTTAGGCAGTCGAGTGGAATTTTCAATAATTTGAGTTTTGTTATTCATTACAAATCCTTAGGTAAAAGCCATTGATCAATAACTGCTCGAGCTACTTGTTCAGTCATTTTAGGAGGAACAGACATGCCAATTAAATATTTTCCTATTTTGTCTGATTTAGCTTGATAGTCATCAGGAAAACTTCCAAGACGTTTCCATTCGCGAAATGTTAATTTTCTACAATAATCCCAGTGTCTAATGCAATCGGTTGCTGTAATTGTTGAAGAAGGTTTTTGTTTATCTAATCTAATAGTATTAAATCCTGATGCTTTGCCTTTTAATCTTAACCATTCATCAGAATAACTATTGCCGGGTTTAGTACCTTTCCAAAAATTAAGATCAGTTTGTACTGGTTTAGTTTCTTTAATCTCATTTTCTGTTAAAGTTTGCATATCTATTGTTGCTTCATTAACAGTTATCCATCGATGTTTTGGTGCAAGTTTTAATAATGGTACTTGAATATCATTACGGATTGCTATAAAAAAAACTCGCTCACGTTTTTGAGGAACACCACAATCTGCACCATTTAAAAGAAATAATTGTGGCCTATAACCAAGTTCTTTAAATCTTGTCATAACCATTTTGGTATAACCTTTAGCATTACCAATTAACATTCCCTTAACGTTTTCTGCTATTGCTACCTTTGGTTTAAGTTTTCCAACTAAATCTAAATAATCAAAAAACAAGTCAGATAGTACCTGTTTAGCTTGTCCCTCTCTAAAATGTTTATCTTTTCCCCATGCTTTTTCTCTACTTCCGGCCATTGAAAAGGTAGAACATGGAGGAGAACCATCTAAAATATCTAAATTATAAAGTTCTTCTGGCAATTCCTGTTTAATCAAATCACCAATTGGACAAAGAAAATAATGTTTTGGATTTATATTTAATTTATAATGCCATGCCATTTCAGGATCAATATCATTAGCAGCTATAACTTCACATCCTGCCAGTTTATATCCCATACTTGAACCACCACCACAAGCAAATGTTGACATAACTTTTAAATTATTTTTTTGCACAGAATTTAAATCAGCAATATTCCATGCACATTCTGGTTTATTTATCATTGTTAAACTCAAATCCACATTTAGGGCATTGATGTCCCATATTATAATCATCCGGATTAATTTCTATTGCACTTGAATCTGGATAATTATTTTTTTCTTCAAATCTTATATTGTTTATTTCAATATCAGTAAAACCTAATAATTCAAGATTAAATTTATTAGTGTCTAATTGTTCTAACTCTAAACTAAGTAAATTAGTATCCCATCCTGAATTCAATGCCAGTTTATTGTCGGCTATGATGTAAGCCTTCTTTTGTATTTCTGTCATATCTGAGCAGTCAATGGTTGGAACTTTCTCTAGTCCAAGTTTTCTTGCTGCCAATAATCGACCATGACCAGCTATAATTCCTACTCCATCAACCAAAATAGGATTTCTAAATCCAAATTCTTTTATAGATGCTGCTAATTGTGCCACTTGAGCATCATCATGCGTTCGGGAATTATTAGCGTAAGGAATTAGCTTTGCGACTTCTATTTCTTTGATTTGCATAGTTTATTTTATCTCAATTTTAATTAGGCCAAGTATATCTTTATGTATTTCTATTGTAATCTTTGTAAAACATCGATCATCAATCTCTAATGCTAAACACATTCCATCTAGCCCAGACTTGATGCTTGCTAACATATTATCCAAGTCCATCCATCTTCGATTCGGTTTAAAAAAAGTAATACTTAGCTCTGAGTAATCACCTTTTGGTATCTTAGCCTCTTTTGTAGTCCAGTACCATAAATCTTTATAAATAGCCTTCTTCTTGGCTTTTTCGTAATAATGACAACTGGAGTTTGGATTTAACTCCTTGGGATACCAAGGGAAAGTTAGCATTTAATCTCCACAGAAACAAGGAATAGTGTCATCTGAAAATAATTTATATTGATCTTTATCATATTGAAACATTTGTTGATAACTTGTTGAATTTTTACGAAAAGTTACTAAACTTTTGTTTTCAAATTTTGAATGTTTTTTTATCTTATTTTCCATTTCTATCCACCATGTTGCTCTTTCTGGCTTGTCTTGGACTAGTGATATAAGTGTTGCATCACCTTTCATAAAACATAAATCACAGTTAGATAGCTTGTTTTGTCCTACTTTTGGTAATCCCAAATCAAAATTATGCGATTCCCAAAACGCACCAACATCTCTACTAGTAATTCCTTCTTGAGCCAATGGACACCTAGAAAGCCCTATTTTTGCGACTCGTCTAGGCTCATCTGCTCTTATTCCAACCATACGCTGATCATCATCTATATCCAAATTTATGCTTTTTAAATATCTTTTAATTGTGTTTATTTTTAATTCTGAAGTGCAAAATCGCATAAAATTATTAGGTAGCGATTTTTTATCATCAATCATTGCTGCAAATGGCTCACCATTTCTACTAGCTGTATCAAAATTAACTCTTTTAAACTTTGGCTTCTCTGATTGGTACTCTAACCAATAAATTTCAGCACCCCAATTAGTTTCACAGTCTTTTACAAATTTAATCGTTGCCTCATCTTCTTT